GATCTAGTGATGATGTATTGGCCACGGCGAATACATCATCACTGTCATGAATCGTTTTATTGTATTCGGTGAAGAAATAGTCTGCTACCTTCTTGATCTTGTCAATAATGATTATTTTCGCTTCAGGGGTATAACGAATGCTTTCCCTGTTAGGAGTAGGCATTAACCCATCATTCAGTCCAAACCTCAGACCTACTGGAACCTCTATGGGAGAAATTCCCAACTTGGAGAAATCTATTGGATAGTAGACATCATCAAGGCAAATGTGCATTAAATTGTCCTGCGTCAGTTCAGAAATCTGAAAATCCTCATGTCTGAATATCTTGAATCCATTATGTATATCAGCCGTTGAACGATACCTTCCATTATAATATCCTCCTGATGGGACTTTCACGTCGAAATAGACATGCTCGAAATAGGCAAGTTGCTCCCTCATCTTATCTACGAATGAATATACATCACCACGTTTTACGGGAATAACAACTTTTACGCCGCTAGGCTTAGTTGTCTTGGTTTCGTACAGCAGGTCAATGTTATTCACTTCCTCTCCCTCATACATCATATACTTGCGCTCAATTCCATTCTTCCTTGTTATGAAATAGAAACTGGAGCAATATGATAGAGGGGATTTGAATCCTAGCTTTTTGTTAATCTCTGATTTCTCAGAGTATCGGACTATATCATCACCCTTTTCAGGGGCTGGACGCTTTTTCACTAATGCACTACCATTAGCTACTTCCTGTTATTAAGCAAACTATATTGCTCAGGTAGTCTCTAAACCTTCTAAGGATGTATCCTTAGCTTGGCTTTTGATTGTCTCGGCATAAATGTCTTTTTTAGTATACCAATAAGGTATACAAATGTACTTTATGTTGTGTTGTTCAAAATAATCTCTTTTGATTTTATCCTTAATCTGTTGATATTCAAGGGTGTTTTTACTCTTATGAAAATAAGGAATAACTTTATAATGTTGAATACCTTGATATTCAACTACTATTCCTAATCGCCTAAAGTAAGCATCAACTCTTAAATGCTTTCCAGTTTTAGGATTTATCAAACCGTCAAAAATTACTTCAGTTTCGTACTCCTCATTTAGAATTTCTTTTATATAGTTCAGACAATTAATAGCTGATAAAGAAGTATCACTTCTTTGTTTTTCTATATAAACTCCTTTGACTACACCAATTAATTCTTTATATGATGAGTACCCAGATTTTTCTATACGATAATAAATATTTCGTAAAGAAGTTTTTAACAATAGAGATAGTTGTTTGATTGATATTTGAGGATTCTTTACAACCTCTTCAATTATTATTTCTATTGTACATTCTGGTTTTTCTGATAAGTGTATTTTAGCACATTTTTTACTACAAAACTCTAAATCATTTCTATAAGAATGAACTTCTTTACTACATTCTTTACATAAAAAGTAGTGATTTTTGTAGTTTTTATATTTATATGCATTTTTACACTTGTTTGAACAGTATTTAGCTTTTGAACTTTTATATTCAAAGCTATTTTCACAATTTATACATTTCTTTTCCATACTATAAAAGTATAATAAAGAATTGACATTTGCAAGGGATTTCCAAAAATTCATCCAGTGTTTTTTACACAAATTACTTTGTGCTGGGCCTAGGTTGTTGACCCATCATGCCTAACTCATTGTCTATCGTTCTTTTAGTAGATTTTCCATACTTGCTGATTATATGTTTCACATCCTTATCATCCAAACCTGTGCCGAAATCCTCAACAGTAAACTCATAGGACTGATCAGACTGAGGTTGCAAACCTACCACTATGGGCTTTGTTATACCGGCCCTTCTATGCGAATCAAGTGCATTACTAACTGTTTCCCTGATAGTTGAACCCACATCATCTGAATACAGATTCTTGCTCAACATCTGCATAAGAAACGGTGCTGATTCCAAATCAAGGCTCATTGCTATTGACTCCTGAATAACTCCTTCTGTGAGTACTTCAGACTGCTTCTGTTCTTTTACTATCATTATCCAATAATTTTAAGTTTTTTCAATGCTTCAATTGACTTTACGTACATCTCTATTACTTTCGTGTCAGTGACCAGATTGATATCATACTTGGCAATACGTTTCCACTTATACAACTGTAGATATTCTACTCTGGGAGGTTTTTCAAATTTTCCATCCAACCACCACGATAATGTACTTAAGCTGTAGAAATGAATCGTAGCTGCTTCTTTTAGAAAGAAGCCAAAAATATGACTATATGGATAGCTTACTACGATAAAGTCACCCTTTCTTATTTCACCTGATAAAACCTTCATATCTTCCGCTTTTGTCTTTAACCAACCATATTTGTTTATAACCTATGGGAAAAGACTTTTCAATGTTATGTCCGTCGGGGGTGCATTCATAAGTATAATATGTTACAGATCTTCCACGATAGTCCATATAGGTATTTTCGTTGACTTTCGTGGTTCCCCATACTCTGCTTGACCATCTGTTTGTCTTCTTATTGAAGAAAGGAAGTCGTGTCACTTTCAAATACCTGAGTGATGAATTGATTGGAAATATAATTTCATCTCCTACCTTTAAATCTTTTACTTCTATTAACATAGCTTAAATTGTTTTTAACCATCGAATTTCATATCCGTTACTATCTTTCAATATCTTGTTTATCTTCCTAAATAATCCGTCCGTCTCCCAATCCACATTCATATATGATGCATTTGCAGGATGACTGACGGTGAAGTGCCAAGTAAAGGGAGGAACGTATTTCTCATACTTTCCAGCCTCTTTACCCAAGAACACTATCGGCACTCCTGTTCCAAAGAGCACTTCCTCAAGAAGATACTTCATAAAGGGCTCCCATAATGCAATGTGGGAACCAGCTTTGTTCATTTCGCATGTAAGCGATATATTACCCATCAATACTCCTTGCCTGGCAAGGTATGAGGTGTCGAGAGTCTTTTCATATGTCAGATGCAATCCGTCATACAATTCCCTCTCTATAGCCTCATAGAACTTTTCAAGGGAGGGCTGTAATTTTCCTCCATTGACACAACTCATCAGCAGCCCATCGGCCACAGGCAAGCCTTTTCTGAACGTATGGTAGGGAGATAGTCCAAATATAGCTACCTTGAGCTCATCGTAGGAAGTCTCTTTAAAACATCTCCATGTGTCAAAAGAAAGAGGGGCAATCTTCTTGCCCCTTCTCCCTTCCTTCTTTAGAAACGCATAAATCCTGTCGCATTCCTCGCTCTCTATGAAAGGTCGCATTTTCCTATGCCAGCTTTCATGAAAATAGTCTTTAAAGTTTTCCCATATCATCGTCGAATAGACTTAATTGAGTGTCAGGAATCACAATGGTAGGCTGAACAATCTCTGCCTCGCTTGTCCATAGACCAGCTATCTCAGAAAAGAATTCATGTGCTTCTACATGATCGCTAAGCCATCTGGAAGGATGAATTCCTCCTATGGCGAAAGTAGTAAACTGATAGAGCTCCCAGAGACTACCCGAGCTGTTGTACTTGTGAGTAGGTTTGTCGAGCTCTCTCCTGATGATATTCAATTGAGTGGCTTCGACAATCTCCTTTTCAAGATACAACCTCCCGAGAATCTCGGCTGTCATTTTCCTGTCTACAGGGATTTGTTTCATAGCATCCCTGTCCTTCTGAAGTCCAAGGAAAACTTCTCCTGCTCCCTTGATGTATTCAGGAATGATGCCTGGGGCGAAGGTTTGTATCTCTCCAGTGTGCTTTTTCTTGAAAGAGTTGATAGCTCGAAATGCCATCATCATATTGGTGCACACTATTACATTTGCACCAATTCCGAAGATAAGGGGGCGACTTCTGTCATAACTGTTCTGCCATACAATCTTGAGCTGCATTTCGCTGTCTCCTCCTGTAGATATGTAATAGCTTCCAGTTGCAACATTGCCTTCCCTTCCTGACCTATATTCCTCCCTTTCCACAGTCAGACCTGCCTGATAAATGCTCTCAAGCGTAAGATCCATCACTTGTTCGTGAGTTATGGGCTTATAAGTCCTTGTTTCCTCAGGAAGTGAAACTGAAATCAGCTCACTTCTCGTCGAATCATAATACTCCTTTTTTACTTTCATTATTCTTCAAAGTTAAATTTAAACCACGCTTTTCTCTTACCTACGTAACCTATGGTACAGTGACCTTTCTGTTCAAGGTTCTCCAAGAGATGTCCTATCTGGCTGTTATTAACAGAACCATTACTTTTCACTATACCGTATTTTACTGCCGTATGCTGGCACAGTGTACTGTAAATGTACACTACCCCCTTTTTCGACTTCTCTGACAATTCAGCTATGAATAGTTTAGTCTTACTTCCTAAACCGAAATAGGGGTCAGCTTTCGCTTTCTCAAATCTTGCTTCTTTTTTCAGCTTCTTCAAATTTTCTTTATCATCTTTTATTTGCATGGAAGAATTATCAAGCTGATCCGCAGCATCCTTACCAGAGCAAATTCTAATCAGACGCATGACATCAGAACCAATAGATATCAGTTCTTTCATTTTATCTTCCAATTCTGCAAAGAATTTCTCTTTTTGATCTTCATTCTCTAACTTGTTCATTTTATTAGTTTTTGTTAATGAACACTTTCCTAAGGCCTAATTGCTTGGCTACATAATTCACATGTTTTGAGGTAGTCATAGACCACCATCCGTGTATCTTCAACTCACCTCTGTCTATGGTTGCAACATGTGTATCATATGAATACACTTTGTCATCAATTACCTGTAAGTTTTCCCTGTACTTATCGAATTTCATTTTAGTAGTTTTTTAAAATAATTAAATACTTCTGGTATATGCTTCTTGTAATACGGTTGTTGGTCTTTAAGCCATTCCTTTAGACGAACTTCGCAAGAAACCCCACAAATCTTCAGTTTGTGGGATGAATTGCGTTTTTTTTTAGAATTTTATTTGTTTATTTCTAAATTATTTGTTATCTTTGTGGTATGAAATATAGAGCATATAAATATAGAATATATCCGACTAAGCAACAGGAGGTGCTTGTTGCAAAGCATCTTGGTTGCTGTCGCTTCATCTATAACTATGCTCTTGATAAGAAGGTGAAAGCCTATCAGAAAGACAGAACTAATATATCTTGGTATGAAATCAAGAAAGAACTGCCTAAGATGAAGAAATCCGAGGAATATTGCTGGCTTTCTGAGGTTAATTCTGCTTCTTTACAAATGTCTCTTGCCAATCTTGACTCTGCTTTCGTTAAGTTCTTTCGTGAAAAGAAAGGTTTTCCTAAGTTCAAGTCTAAGAAAGACAACCGGCAGAGTTTTTCCATACCGCAGAATACGAGAGTAAAATTCGATGAAAGCAGGGTCTATATTCCCAAATTCAGAGAAGGGATTAAGGCTCGCTTCCACAGAAAGTTTGAGGGTCTTGTCAAGACATCCGTTATCACACGGACACCGACAAACAAATACTATATTTCCATACTCGTTGAGGTAAACGAGGAAGATGCGAAGGCAAAGCCAATCAGCGAAAGCAAAGCGGTTGGTATTGACCTCGGCATCAAGATGTTTGCCGTTCTTTCTGACGAAACGGAAATACAGAACCACAAATATCTGAAATGCTCTATCAAGAAGGTTAAGCGTTTGCAGCGTTCTCTCTCCAAGAAAGCCAAAGGTTCTAAGAACAGGGAACGTGCAAGGCTCAAACTCGCAAGGGCGCATGAAAGAGTTTCCAATCAGAGGAATGATTTTCTCCACAAGGTTACGCATGACTTGGTATCGCAGTATGACACCATCTGTCTTGAAACGCTCACCGCAAGCAACATGGTGAAGAACCATCACCTTGCGCAAGCTCTCGAAGACATTGCCATACACCGTTTCAACACCTTGCTTGAATACAAGGCGAAGGAGAATGGTGTGAACATTCTGCGAATCGGAAGGTTTGAGCCTTCTTCCAAGATGTGTACGTGCGGTTATATCAACCATAATCTAACTCTTTCTATGCGACGCTGGACTTGTCCTGCTTGCGGAGCTACCCATGACAGGGATTTGCTCGCTGCTAACAATATCAAGCGTTTTGCGTTTCACAATATACATACCGCTGGAACGGCGGAAATTAAAGCGTGTGGAGACATGAGCAAGGATGCTTGCGCAGCCCACGAAGCCCATGAGTCTTTAGCTCATGGGTAGTTCACTTCTTTCTCATCCTTAAAAGGTTTTCTCCAACTTTCTCCTCTCTGTATCATATCAAAAGTTGGAGAAAGTTCATCCACAAAATTCTGAGGAGTCCATCCTTCCCAGACATGTCTGTTCATATTCATAATATTCCTTTTTCTTTTAGATAATTAATTATCACTTCCAAACCATATAAACGACATAAATCTGCCCAGTCCTTTATTCCTTCAGACAGATACTGCCTTGGTACATTGCAATAGCCAAATCCAAACAGCTGAGTTATCTGCTGAGAGTTAGCTACTCCTGTAATATCACTGTCAAATGAAAGTATTTGACTGCTTGAGTGCTCTCTGAGAGTAGTTACGTTCTCTTCGGAGAAACAAGCAATGCCTTCATTCTGCACTGCACAAGAATAAGGGTAGATCTTCCTTATTATCATATGATCCTTCTTCGACTTGTTGATAAAGCAAGGTTTTTCCTTATCTAGGTTGCCTATTCCCTCCAATGTGGTGATAGGAACATTATTAGGAACCCACTTGGTCTTCTTATCCCCGTAAGGACGATAGATTTTCCAATGACCGTCATAATAGTATCCAAACCTCATTTCAGTTTCCTTTATTGAGAACAGCTTCCTGTTCAGATATACCTTGGCTATGGAATAAATGTTTTCTCTTCTTAAATCCTCAATGTCCTGATGATAATCATTCCAGTAGTCCAGTTCCTCTCTTGTGAACTTCCTTGTCACTACCTGTATATAGGAATACCTCTTTCCCAGCAATTCCTCGGGCTGTTTGTATTCAGCCTTTATTTTTTTGTATTCTCCCAGATTGTGGTCTGATACAATGCCAAGTCCAAAGTCCCTATCCACCATCAACAATGCATCATGTAAAGAAGAAAGATAGAACAAGTCTTTAACGAAGTCAAAGCAATCTCCTCTCTTGTCAGTATCAGCAAAGTCTATGTAATAAAGATACCCATTCTTATTACCTATAAGGAAGCTAGGATTATCGTCTACATGAAAAGGACTGTTAGTGGCTTTATTCAATTCCCATCTCCTATGACCCATGTAATATCTGAAGATGTCATAGGAACTAATACGCTGAAGAATAGTAGCTGGTGTCAACTCTGACTTTTTAACTCCCTTTATCATAAGTAAAATAAAAGAGCCCTCCTTGTTTAAGGGAGGGCTCTGATTAACAACTAATTAGTAAGAACCGTCATCTTCAGCGATGACTTTTGTCGATGCAGCCATGTTTTTTGCAGAGTCATACAATTCAATGTCCCTCAGTGTATAAAAATCTTTGCATCCATATTCAGGATGCGTCACCTTCATCACGAACTTCTCATGAGGTTTAGTGCTCTTCTTTGTAAGAAGACCAGCTTGCACTTCAGGATTCATATAATCAATTGCCCTGAAGAACTTAAGGCTATAGGGAGACAGGAAAGCACTGTTATATATCCTCTGATACTCACCTACTCCACTTTCCTTTTCAACAGTCTCTACGGTAGCAAGAACAACAACGTTGGCAGCCCATTCTCCGTTAATCTGTTCCCTGAGTTCTCTCACATTGCCTCGCATGAGCTTTTTCCATTCCAATTCAAGTACAGTTTCAGCATTACGATAATCGAGCTTGTTTAACCAAGTGCGAAGGAATTTATACAACTCTTCTTCACCACTATAGGCAACACGATAAGTTCTTTCCTTAAACCAATCAGGAAGATCATCAGGATCGGAAGCCCACGAACAATCTCCCACGGTATTAATATACTGCTTCCTCGTATTGTCCTTATTCTCCCTTTCCTTGTCTTCCAGATAGAAGCTCACCTTGAACTTTTCATTCACTTCAGTTTCATCATCACGCTTCCTTTTCTTGACTTCCTCCATCCAAACATCAACGCGGAGATAGGTGTTTCCATCCTTGCTCTCGCCAAGATATTCCAATTGCTTACTGTCCTCTTTGGGAGCCCAGCCTAACAAGGCCTCGAATTCTTCCGCCGTAGGATTAATACCAATTACTCTCACCTCTACTAAGCCAACATACTTGGGCTGTTCAAAGTTTCTTTCTTCTCGTTGTTTTCCACCAATTGCCATAATTCTTTACTTTTTTAATTATAATATTCATTTATATCTCCAAATAAAACCTTTAAATGTTCCTATTTTATTTCTCTTAATCGCATTACTTAATGATGATTTTCTACAATCAATAGATAAAGCAGCTTCTGTAAGAGACTTAAATGATTGTATAAGATTTTCATTCATATCATATTGTAATACTGTCTTAGAAAATTTAATTTTAGTTGTTTCTAAACAAGGTTTTCCTTTATTAATCTCAGATAATTTTCTTTTAGTTTCTTCAGAGACTATCTTACCCTTATGAGATTTACTTATTCGTTCTCTTACATCTTTAGGACGAGGAACCCCTCTCAATTTAATACTTTTTATCTTCTGACATTCTTCTGAAAATATCTGATTGTTATTTCCATCTCCACCATCTGTCATGTTCTTCAGATTAAACCCATTTTCCTTAATATGATTTATCCAATATCTTTCCTTCTCCTGCCAATTATCTTGATTTACTTCTTCTAATATATCTACGAAGAACTGTTTATCTTCTCTGATTTGTTTATTTAACCACCTATAGAACCAAGTATCATATCTGAATCTATCTCTATTCAAGTGTTGTTTTACTCTTAAATCAAGATTCTTAGCCTTTCCTACATATATAGGAAGCCAATCCTCATCTGAAAATACATATATACAGAACATTAACTATAAATTGTTTCCCAATAAGTTTCTATCTCATTATCATCATTTACTTTTGATATAAGAATTCTACCTTTTAATAGAGGATTCCTACTTCCAGCAACAATACTGTCATTAATTACATCAAAATTCAGATATCTTTCATTGCCATCAGCTACAAGTTTAGCAAGAGCGGTTACCTTAGAAGCAAATATGGTTTTAAGTTTTCCTGTCAGAGCTATCTCACTGCCTACCACTTCTTCTTTACCTCCAGCATCTTTGATGTACTTATCAGCAATATGACCAGCATATATTCTATAAGGACTTATTTGCCTAAAGAACTCTACCTGCTGTAAGAACCACCTTCTCGTATACTGATATCCTGCACCATCAGGAAGAGTAAGAACAGATTTCCATTCAGGATCATTGTATTCAAGTTTTTCTCCGTCAGGTACACCATTCTTACGATTGAATTTTTTTCCTATGATACTATTCATATACATAAGGGTAGCACCAAGTTCAGACAAATCATCCAAATCAGTAAGACCATCTATGATTAGATAGTCATATTTACCTTTATTATCAAGTAAGAGTTTACGATAGGAAATATAATTCTGATAACTATCCCACCTGTCATCCTCTTGAGAAGTATAAGTGCTAAGTTTTCTGGAAGGAATATATTCATATCCCCCCTTTTCAAGATCTAACACAATTGCATTATGTGTCGTAGTAAAATGTCCAAGAATAGCACTCTTACCACATTTCGGAATTGACACAATTACAAGATCCCTTGGAGCTGTTATAATCGGCATAGTTATATCATCTGGTAACATAATTTCTTTTTTCATTACATCGGTTCTATTTATTATTATTTGCTACATATTTACACATTTTTATGAAATAATCATTTGGATAGTTTGTTTTCATTTTGTTTAAATCTTTATGTACCCACTGAATATTATCAAGTGTGTATCCTCTACTGGAATCAATTCTGTCTAGAGAGGCTGTCATGGTCTTCAATTTTTTATAATTTCTTTCAATCCTTATTGACAATCCAGATAGAGCACACTTACCATCTTGTTCAATCCATTTATTCCATATATCTTCTTTAGTGATGCTAAATTCAAGATTTCTTGACTTTGCTCCAGATTTACAACTCTTAAAGTATACAGATGATATTCCTTTGTATCCTTGATAATTGTATGCACCATTTATTGTCTTATAACATTGACATCTATATACTCCGAATGTCCACTTAGCTTTATAATATTCCTTCCCACAATTTTTGCATCTTACATGATAGTGCCACTCTTTCCCCTTTTTTATTGGATTAAGAGATACTACTTCCACATTAGAAAACTCAATTCTATCCTTATATATAGGATCTTCTGGATTAAATGTTTCAGGTCTTGACATAACTACTCTCATCATTTTAATTATAAAGATAATCAAATTTCCTCAGAAAACATTATCCTTTCCGAAGGAATTACATTACTTTTAAGATAATTTTCAATCGTTTTAAGCTTATCCATTGCTCTTTCAACACCATCTTCCTTTTCTTCAATAAGATTGCCTGCATAAGTGGTAGTTCCAGCCATTTGCACACCATCTACAAAAGTGGCGTAATACACGTCACCATTCTCTTTAATCTGTTTAATTAATTCTACTTTCATAATTAT